TGATGTCACAACGGGTGAATTAGCACAAATGGTATCGGTAGGCATTATTGATCCGACAGCAGTGTCACTCAATGCGTTAAATAATGCTTTATCGGTTGCCGTTCAGCTCATATGTACTAAAATACTGGTATTACCTAATGATGAAAAAGAATCAACTATGTCTCAATTGTCTCAAGGGTAAATCTATTCTACATCCACGCCTGGGCTACCTGCCATGTAGGAGTTGTCAGAATAAGACGACCATTAAGCCACAAAGACAGGAAGAATTACCAGGAGAATCTATTAAACAACAACGGAAAGAATACCGTGATGACATGCTCCAACCCTGGCGCGAGGGACAATTATCAAAAGAGTATATCGAAAAACATGGAACAGAGAATATCAAAGTGACACCAGAGGAAGTAAAAAACGCAAAGAATGTTTGGACTGGTGACCTTGGTGACTATTACACGGATTGACTTTTTCTTGTAGGTGGTTAATAATCAAGCCATAGAGTGTATCACTTATGGCAAAACCTACTTGGAAACAATCAGACCTCATTCGCAACCTCAAAACAGGCAAAGCATACATGGTATTACAGGTAATTCGAGGGTACGCCACACTTATCGCCCCAATGGATCAGACGGAACTCCCCCCCACTCAGACATTATTTACCCGCGATTATGATAAGTTTGCGCTTGACCGTGATGCAGTACAGCACAACGGTAAGTGGGAGTGTGATAATATTGTATTATGATCTCTGATTTTATCGTTATTGGTGATATTTATATACTTACTGACAATAACCCTGACAAAAAGGTTGACAATCACGCACCTACGATACCTCAACAAGTAAAGAATATCCAGAGCTTTAAGAATAAATTGAAGAATGACGTAACAAATACGGTACAACCAGGCATTGTGAAACGACCATCAGCAGGTGAGTTATTGGCTAAGGATGAACCACCAGAGAAGAAAGAGGCAGATAGCGCAATGAGAGAATCACTTGACCAAATACCAGAATTACGTGAGGCAAAGAAGATACTTGAGGAGCAGAAGAAATGAAAGTAATAGTGACACAAAAAGAATATGACGAGTTATTTGGTGTAACGATTGGAATAAAACGATATCTTGTACCACCTAATGTGCTTCAATGCGCTAAATGTCTAGGTGTGGCAAATCCAAACTTTCGTAGAATCAAAGGAGAGATAATATTTGAGGATCATTGCGATTGTGAGGAGAAAGGATAATATATGGCAAACCCAGGAGGAAGACCAACAAAATATACGCCCGAACTTAATAACGAGCTTGATAAATACTTATCCACAACTGGTAAGGAACAAATGAGTCTCCCAACAATACAGGGTTTTTCCCTATGGCTCAATGTAAACGATGATACGCTCAACGAATGGGGCAAAAAGTATCCCACCTTTTCCGCCACTTTGAAGCGATTGAAAGATATTCAGGCACAACAACTCATCAATGATGGTATTTATGGTGGTAAAGAAGTGAACGCTACAATCGTTAAATTATTACTACAAAATAATCATGGAATGCGTGAAAAAACTGATATTGGCGTAGATGGTAGACTAGAAGTAGTAATCACCTATGGCGAAAGTAACACTCAACCTGTTTCATCCAACCAGTCCACATCCTAAACAGTGGGAAGTTCTCAATGCACTCAATGCAGGTGAACGATTTATTCTCTTACGTGCTGGACGTAAATTCAGAAAGACATCTCTGGGTATCTCCTGGCTCTTCCAGAAAGCATTAGAAACAAAACTCACCTGTCCCTACGTTGCTCCTAACCGTACACAAGCAAAACTGATTGCGTGGAGAGATCATGTCCAGCGTCTTCTAAATGGCTTCAAGATTGCAGGGATGCCATATGTTCAAAATGAGTCAGAACTAACAGTCACATTTCCTAACGGTGGACGAGTACAGCTCATGGGGGTTGAGAATAAAGATAGTTTGCGAGGTATTTCTAATTGGGGCGCATTTTTTGGTGATGAGTATGATGACTGGTCAGAGGATATCTGGACAGAGATTATTAGACCGAACCTCATCGTCCATAAAGCACCAGCGATTATCTCAGGTACACCCAAGGGATTCCGTAATATGTGGCGTTTTGAGAATGGGAAAAATACTCCATTTAAAGCATTCCATTATACAAGTTATGATAACCCTGACCTTGACCGTGAAGAGTTAGAGGATCTTGTAGCTGAATATAAAGAAATGGGTATGGGAACGTACAGACAAGAGATCCTTGCAGAATATGAGAAACCAGAGGGCACAGTATATGAGGAGTGGGACATGGAGAAACAATACATTCCGATACTCTACGATGAGAATCTCCCGGTACATATCACCTGGGACTTTGGGGTCAATGATGCAACTGCTATAATCGTCATACAAAAGTATGGCAAAGAAACCAGAGTCATCGACTACTACGAGGCCTCAGATGCAAACCTCAAACACTTCACTGATTGGCTTGACAGCAGACCATATAAAAAGGCTGAGCTTGAAACTGGCGACATTGCAGGACGACAACGATCCCTCATTACTGGTAAATCTGTACTCTCCGAGGCGAGAAACCTTGGACATTCGATTCGCACAATGCCCATCCCAGATATACCATCTCAAATCAGACATACACACAGGTCGATCCCATACCTTTACGTCAACAAAGCCAACCCCAACACAGAGCGATTCGTAGAATGTATCCTCAACTACAAGTATCCCAAGAAAGCAGAGACGATGATAAATCAATCCAACGAAACACCAATCCATGATGAGTTCTCCCATGCCATGCGAGCCTTGGAATATTACTTCTGGAATCTAACCAATGGCGGGGTAGGAGGATTTAAGGAACGATCAGCCTTGACCAAGGAACGACCAAAGCTCTTCCATCCACAAAATGACCAGGGACAATTTATTGGCTTAATCAACCCCGATAAGTTTGAGATTGCACGAAAGAAATGACTATTTGGTATACTTGAAGAGTGCTAATCCAATCTGCCAAAGATCAAACCACTGCCTCTATCGCCATCACAACCTTGGGTATTGCCATCGATCCTGCCTATCCCCTCCGCACCTTCCAGATTCATTGCTATCAATGCGGTATGGATCTTATGCAAGTACAAGGGAAACTAACGCGCGTGATTCCCTGGCTTGAACCAACGACCACCCACATTCTCATGCGTCAATGTCGTAGATGTAAGACAAATTATACGACGCAAGAGACACCCATGAGCGCTAAGGTACTTGTTCGTGCCCCCCGCACCTCATTTTATTGTCTTATCTGTCGTATGTTGCTCCTCCAGGCCAAAGAATGCCCCAGGTGTGACACTATCTATGATTTTAGATAAATGAAATGGTATACTTCATATATCAAGAGTATCTCTTTATCATGAGGATACTCTATGGATGATAAATCACTACAAGGCGACAACTTAGCCCGCGAAGTACAATATGCTGAGGGCATTGGTACAGAACCAGCAGATCCACTTGCGCTCACTATTCCCGATGAAGATCTCTGCGAAACCGTAGACAAACGTATCAAGGATTCCCAGACCTTTTATAAAGGTGAGGACTATGATCTCTATAATAGACGAGCAAAACTTGAGATGTACCGCTTTGGTCGTCAAATACTCCAGAAAGAGCGTGAACATGATTTAAAGAAATATGAATCACGCTATCTTGATAACGTCCTCTATGAGATTGAGGCAACCATTAAACCACTTGCTATGTCACGTATGCCTGATCTTATGGTCATTCCTGGCAATGAATCAGAAGAGGCCAAAATCATGGCTGAACAGGTAGGAGAAATCGTTGATACCCAGATCAAACAACGTGAAAATAGAAAGGTGCTTGGTTTAGCCTCACAGCATTTACCCGTGTATTTCACAGGCGTTGTTAAGGCCAGGTGGAATCCAGAGATCGACGATTACCAGTTTGAGACAATCCACCCTGATCTTATCGATGTTGACCACACCTGTCCTACCAATAATGCTGATGATATGCAGTTTGTAAGCCAAATTGTCCCCCTAACTGTTGAACAAATCGTTATGCGCTTCCCTGCAAAGAAAGAGGCATTATTTACCGCACTTAAAGAAGATGGCCTCATGGTTGGTGATACTCCTGATTGGAAAGAGATGGCAACCACCGTCAATATCCGTGAGGTATGGTTCACCTGGTACAAGAAACATGATAATGATGAGTGGGAACGGGTTGAGGGTGTGCTCTGGAAGTACAAGGAGGTAATACTCAAAAAGATGAAGAATCCTAACTACGATTACGAGGGAGAAACCAGGTACTTTGCGTACGATGAAGGGGCACGACGAGCAATCAATGAGGTAGAGTTCGGGCAAATCATGGAGACCGGCGAATTGCCTGATAATGTCCAAAAAGAACAGGTGTATCATAACTATTTTAGAACACCACGTAAGCCCTTTTTCTTCTTTGGATACGATCAGTGGGGGAAACAACCCTATGATGAAACTTCCCGTATTGAACAGAATATGTACAACCAGCAATCACTTGATAAGCGTGGTAAGCAGATCGAGGAAACACTTAACAACCGTGGACATCATGTATTTAGTAAAGAGGCAGGATTAACACCATCAGATATTGAAGAGTTAGATATGAACGATCCTGATACTGATCTTGTTGTTGATGGACAAGTAAACCTCGTTCATGCATTCATTGCGCCAGATAGGCCAACACCTCAGGAATTCGAGGACTTGGGTAATACTCGTGATCGTATGTACGGCGTTGCTGGATCAAGTGCAACACGAGGGAATATTCAATCAGATGTAGCAACCACCAATCAGATAGCAAGAGAGGCAGATTACACGCGCGCTGATGATCTGGT